AGCAGTTTTAACTGACGCAGTATCTAACAGTTTTACCACTGCTTTGTACAATAACCCTGAACTTTCGGGAGAGGCCTTTTTTGGTACGTATAAAGATCAGGCGTTTGAAGCAGCAAAAAAAATTATAGATGAACCTATATTTAAGGCGATTGATAAATTTAGCGGTGCTTACGATGACACACAAGCGTCTGCAACAGCTTTACAAGAAGCAGAGGCTGAAGTAGCAAAAAATGCAGAAAAATATAACAAATACAAAGATTTAATAAATGATGGGGTGGCAGAACAAGATAGGCTGTACGACAAGTATCAAAAAGCCTTAAATAAATACAATAATAATAAAACTGAAGGTAATGCAAATGCTGTAAATGACGCTGCCAAAGCGTTAGACAAATATGCTAAGAAATTTGAAAAAAACTATAACGATTCATATTTACCTAACCTTGATAAATTTAAAAATAAATATGACAACAGTGTAAATATTTATAATGATGCACAAGAAACGTACCAAGATAGTGTAGCTTTTGTATTATCTGATATAGATAATCTAGGTGATAGCTTCAAACCTTTATATGACGAAATGAATAAGCAAGCGGTTTTTGCTCTTAAACCTGATTTTGACGAAACGTATTATCGAGAAAAATATAATTTATCTGAAGATGAAGATGTATTTAAACCAAAACCAACTTATGCTTCTTGGACTTATAACAGTTCTACAAATGAGTATGAACCTCCAGTTGCATCTGTTGATGGTCAAGATAAATGGGACGAAGAAAATCAAAAATGGTTAGCTTGGGACGAAGCAAGTAACACTTGGTCTTAAACAAATTATAAAGAAGTAGGAGAAAAACTAAATGGCAAGAAATAGAGACATTTCAAAATTATTATCCACATCAAATGGTAAGATAGCAGGAACAAATCTTGATGTGTCTTTTGAAAATATCACTGATACTGGTACTGAGGGTACTAAAGTAGCCGCAGGTACTACAGCACAGCGTGGCTCTACAGCAGGTCAATTTAGATTTAATTCTACTACAGGAAAATTTGAGGGAAGAAATAGTGCAGG